TGTTCCACTTTTTAAGCCCGCTCTTCTTAAAGCCTGGTTGTTTGGGATCTCCGTGCGTCGGCTCAGGCCAAACTATCGGCTTACCATCGCAACGAGCAATCAGGAAGAAACGGCGGCGGCTCTGTGGGGTGCCGTAATCACTCGCCAATAATTCGCGGTATTCCACCTTGTAGCCCAGCCCGGCGATCAGCCTGTGATAGTCAGCGCTGCCCGTCGCTATGCCTAATGTCTCACAGCATTCTGCAAGTGCTGGGTGATCTGCCGCGATGCCGGTAGTTAGCATGGCAATAAAGCCTTGGAACGTTTCACTGCGTCTTTTCGGACAAGGCCATTCATCACCATTTTCGTTCGCTATCAGCGGCCCCCAGGTGACAAATTCTTTCACGTTTTCCAGACCTATCACTCGTGGGCGTTTTTTCAATCCCCAGTTGATAGAAACCCAGGCCAGGCCACGGACTTCTTTCTTTACCGGCGTGCCCCCTTTTGCGATTGAGAAGTGCCTGCAGTCTGGGCTAAACCAGGCTAAAGCTACCGGCTTTCCAGATGTTGCCGCCACGGGATCGACATCGAAGACCGATTCGCAGTAATGCAAGGTATCCGGGTGGTTGGTCTCGTGCATAGCGATGGCGTGCTCATCATGGTTGATAGCAATATCCACACTGCGACCAATCGCCAGCTCGATCCCGGTACTCGCCCCGCCGCCACCGGCAAAGTTATCTACTATAAGTTCACGGATCATGCGGTGGCTCCCATTGTGGCGGATAATGTGGTTGCTGCCTGGATAATGGCGGCTTCTGGAGCGCCCTCCAGCTTCAGACGGTTGATGTGGCTGCGTAGCTTGTGCTGCAGGTGTGCAGGCAGGCTGCTGGCGGTTTCCACTTGGTCAAACAGGAAATTAACTTCCTGCGGCCAAACGGTGTTGGTGGTGTCCGGAATATTTTCTGGAATATTTTGGGGCTCTGGTTGTTGTTCTTCTGACTGGAAGTCCTCATAGGTATCTGCATCGGCCTCACCAAGAACTTTAAGCGAGTGGCCAATGCGTGCAGCTGCTGTGGTTAAGTGGTCGGGATCCAGCTCAATGCCAATGAAGCCAAGTCCCTCGAGCAGCGCTGCTTTGCCAGTACTGCCGGAACCCATGAACGGATCCAGCACTACACCACCAGCAGGGGTGACCAGGCGGCACAGGTAGCGCATGAGATCTACAGGTTTAACCGTTGGGTGGTTGTTTCTGGCGCCACCGGTACGCCCGGCGCCAGCTCGGGGGTTGTTGATCCCTGCGCTGTCTTCTTTACGGCCTCCGGTCATATCACTGGCGGAGAACGGCACGAACCTTTCCATACCCTCGTCACGCTCTGATTTGCTGACCTTGGCGCAGTAGAAGAAACGGGCCGCGCTGCCTTGATCACCATGGTGGTAGCCTGGTACGCGGTTAATCATGCCGCCGAACTTAACTGGCCCGCTAAAGCCATTCTTGGTTGGCTCAGTCCCTTTTACTGGCGCCCTGGCTCCGGCGTTCTTCGGGAACCCGTCGATCACCTCTTCGCTGCCATCGTGCAGGACATTCGCAGGCCAGCGGCCAAGCTGGTCGGCTTTCCACTCTTCAGCATCTGGGGATTTTTCATCCCGTACATGCGACAGCAGGCCACCGGCGCCACCGGTTAATGCTTCTTCAGTCGGCACACGGCACAGATCGATATTCAGGGCGCCAGTACCGTATTGGTCAACGTTACCCTCCACTGTCCCCGCCAGCGGCTTGCGCGCCATTACGATCGGCTCATGGGCTGGTTTCAGCGCTGTACCCTTCCCTGCATGCTCATCGGTGAGGTTTTTCGACTTTGGGAACCCGCTGCCGTAGATCCACATAAGCTGATCACGGATTTCAAAACCTGCGTCCTCAACGTTCACCACCAGGCGGTGATAGGTGCGTGATCCACCGAAAGCCAGCAGATGGCCACCAGGCTTAAGGACGCGCAGACACTCTTTCCACTGCTCGACGGTCGGAACCTGATAATCCCACTTGTTACCCATAAACTTCAGGCCATACGGTGGATCGGTGACGATAGAGTCAACAGAGTTATCAGCCATACCGCGCAACACTTCTTCACAGCGGCCTACATTGAGTTGATAGATCACAGATGCCCCCTTTCTTTCCCTACACGGGCATAGAGCTTAATTAAGCGATATCGGCTTTCGGTGTTCATATACTTGAGCATGTCTACCCATCCACGTTTCTTGCAGATTTTTCGATAGCACATGTCCCCCCACCACAAACGCTTTAACTCGCGGATCTTCCACCACCGGCGGGCCTGTTGCAGCATGGCGATCAGCGGATAAACGTTAACGCCTAAAATCTTCTGTGTTACTGGTTTCATGCTGCTTTTCCTCCGTTGATCCGCTGCTCACAGTCAGCCCAGATACGATTCCATGCGTTCACTGAAAAACCCGGTTGCATGGCACGCACACCAGCGTTGCTGGCTTCGGTCCGTACCAGTTGTTCAAGCTTTCCAGGGCTCTTCAGTGGCAGGCTGCTACCGATAAACCGGCGGTAGGCTGCGTCACGCTCAGTGTTACCGCCGGTATCTGCTGACTGGCCAGGCTTCAGCCATTTTCCGTCAACACAAGCCGGGCGCCCGCATTCACGCCACTTCTTGGCTTTCTCGAAATATTCAGCGCAGTTTTCTGGGCCAAACAGGGTCTTAGGACGCAGGTAATCACTCATTTTCGCGTCGTTCAGCCATTTTGCTGTGAGGTAATCAACTATCAAGATCAGATCGGCAGCCGTGTAATCCTCAGCCAGACGGCCACGGATGTAACCCATGGTGGTTTTCCCATCCCTGTAGCCGGAGTTGGTCGCACTGTTGAAATGGTTTAAAACCATCTCATCAGGAGAAATCACATCGTCGGTCGGCTCGGCCGGCTGACAAGGGTTTATGATCTGTTTGTGTTGATCTGTGTACTGATCTGTATAGAGATAGGATTCCGCAGCTTCGCGGCTTTGTTCACGCACTTCTGCGTTTTCCATTACGCGCTTCTGCGGATTGGATTCCGCACTTTCACGTTTTCCATTACGCGATTCTGCGTTTTCCAGCACTGGCGGGAATATCAGGGCTATTAGCTTGTCGCCATCGATACGATAATGGTTAGTTGGGGTGCCGTTTACCTTGCGGGTGGACACTTCAATAACACCGGGCAAATACTTCTTGCGCAGCTTGGCCACAACCCGCTGAACCTGGTCTTCACTCACGCCACGCAGTTCGCCAGCAAGCTCTTCATGGGTCTTATAGAACCAGCCATCATCCTGTGACGATTTACCCGTCCAGAAAACCAATTGGTTAAGAACAGCTGCCAAGGCGAACGCCTGCTGATCACTGGCGAAATAATCCAGGTACGGGCCAGGGATCACGATGCAGTTCTTTTGCCCGGACATGGCCTGCACAACCTCAAATATCCTGCTCATACAACAACCTCGGTAAAACGTGCCCGGAAGATGATCAACGAGCATGCACACTCCCACTCGTAGCCCGGGCGGCGGTAAACAACTCTCTGGGTGTCACGCTCATAGCGGATCACATTTACGGTGATACCATGCTGATCGCGGAAAATTCGATTTAACTCTTGGATGTTATCGCCCATATCAGCCGCCCTCCCGCTCACGAGCCAGCCACTTGCCGCTATCTACCACCCAGCGCGCAAACTGGTAGTTGCTGGCGATCCACTGGCCAAGTACATTGACCTCATACCGGAACGGCATCGCAGAATTACCGCCAGTCATTGCCCGACAGCGCATTTGCGGTACTGTTGAATTTCTGGTTACAATGCTCATGCGATTATTTCTCCACACACGATTTATTCGCACCCGACGCCCAGAGGCTGCAACCTTTGGGCGTCAACCTTTCTGGCCCTTGGCTTTCTTGCCAAACAGCGCCAATATCGCTCTAACCTCGGCGTCACGCGCTTGCAGATGCTTTCGGTGATATCGCATGATTTCATCGGCTTCTTTCTCATCAATAACCCCATCAGAAAGCGACTCCTGGATGATTTGATCCACATGGCCTCGACGTGCCGCCGTGCGAATGCTTTTGCTGAATAGCTCCACCTGGTCCAGTTCTTCGAACACGGGGATCTCGACCACCAGCAACCCACGGCGACGGGCAAAATATTCCGTAAGCAGGTTAGTGCCCGAAATATCCTCCATGGCTTCCAGTTCGCTGATTTCAAAGAAGCGGCAACCGTTCTTCTCATACAGGTTGTTGGTGAAGGTGGTGTCCGTCATGCCTAACGCGCCAGCCATAGCCGAACGACCACCAGCCACCGCCTTACACATGCCCTTCACTACGTCTTTCAAGTTTTGCTCTACCATGTTGTTTTCCTTTTGGTAGTTACGGTTGTTCAGCTGGATCGGTAGACTTCGTGTAAAGATCTGGCTGGTACTTCAGTTTTCCACCAGTCAGATGCTCAACCCTCATGGCTTGCTTTTCCGGGATAATGTCACCCCAGCGACAAACTGCAGGGTGCTTTATCCCCAGAGCGACAGCGGTATTTACTACTCCGCCAAAATGGGAAATCACTGTTTCTTTGTACATGGAAACTCCTTGTTGGTTTACGAGATAAAGGTAACAAAAGGTACATAACAAAGCAAACACCTTTAACACCCTTATCGCGTAACATTGGTTACATGAAAACAGCAATGAATGACCGAATTCGTATGCGAAGACTGCAGTTGGATATGACCCAGCTTCAGTTAGCGAAAGCCGTTGGTGTTAGCAGGGTGTCTGTTACCAAATGGGAAGCTGGCACTACTCAGCCTGATGGTGAAAATTTACATGTTCTTGCTCGGGTTTTATCTGCAAAGCCTGAGTGGCTTCTCTATGGCAAGGGGGAACCAGGAAACCAAGATGACTCAAGGCTAAAACCCATTACTGCGGTTCCAGTTAATGTCCCGGTAATCTCTTCTGTGCAAGCTGGATCATGGACTGATTCCTACAGTGAGGCACGTATTTCAGACGTTCTTAGATGGTGCAGTACAACAGTGAATGTATCTGACGATGCTTTTGGCCTCGATGTTCGCGGCGAGTCTATGACTAACCCCCATGGAAGCCCAACAATCCCTGAGGGCTCAACTGTTATCGTCGAGCCACATTATGGCTCTGTTGACGAGCTTTCTGGCAAAATCGTAGTTGCCATGATTGATGGCAGCTCTGAGGCAACAATAAAAAAATTAGTTATTGACGGGCCAAACAAGTATTTAATGCCCCTTAATCCAAGCTTCAACCCCATTGTAATAGATGGTAACTGCCGGATAATCGGGCGTGTCGTCCAGGTAACTCAAGACCTCTAGCACTCACCTCAAGCCCCTCACGGGGCTTTTTTTTGCCCCTCAATGTAACTTTAAGTACATTTAACCTTGACGATAAAGGTAACTATAGTTACATTAAATCCATCGACAGCGAACAGGCAGGACGCCCAAGAAGTAGCCGCCCGAGGCGTAGAAGGTCGGGATGATTCGCGATAGTGGTGGAACTCAGTAAGGGCTAAACGATGAAAGCTTACCAGTGCACAACAGACCTTTTTGCAGACGTCGATCTGGGCATCAAAAATGCTGTCCTGATGTGCGTTGAAGGCCCAGCGGCTGCCACCAAAAAACTGTGTGGCCAACTTGCTAAATCCTTCGTCAGCGCCGGGTATGAAGAAGATGGCGCGAAGGCTGGCGATCTGGTGGTGTTCTTCGTCGTTAAAAAATCCGATGTGTCTGCGTTCGTGGACGCGGCAACCCAGAAAGGAGGCGCCCGTGTTGAAGCATAAAATGTGGACCTTCGAAATGAAGGGTGATCAGTTCTTCTTCACCAAGTTTGTAGATGGTCGCGAAGTAGCAACGTATGGCCCGGTGGACAAGGCAGCGGCCTCAGTGTTGGCAGTCAGCATCATCCAGGGCTTTCAACCCCCTGCTCTCTTCCGTGGGGTTGAAAATGAGTAAGGGCGGATGCCGGGCAACGGTAATCAGCATGCTGATCGGGCTTGTGTTCTTCGCCACCCTAGCTGTGGCTGTAGTGATCGATACCGCCGGGTAACCGGCCCATAACGGTCTGCTCACTCATATCCGACTCCTCAATACGGGGGCGAATGGTGGGGACCAGCTCATGTGAGTGAGCAGACCGTTGTGGTGTATAGCTTTGGCGGCCTCGCCTAACTTCTACTTAATAGAGGTGACGACAATGTTCATGGGCCTGGCCGCCCTTTTTACACATCAGGTGGCGTACTGTGCCGGTTCCTTTTAACCTGGATAGTCTAAAGCCCCCGGCGCGGTGCGCCACCTGGTGTGTGGAGAAACATGCGGCCCCGGCCGCTCCGTAGAGGGCTATTCAATGAGTGAAGACCGTAAGACTAACGTACCGGATTTTCTGGGTGAGCTGGATGCCGGTGTATTTCAAAACAAAATCTCGGCGGCTTTAAACGCTACCGCGCTGGGCGTTCTCAATAATGGCGGAAAGGGGAAAGTCGTTCTTACCTTTGATCTTGACCGCCTCAGCAATTCAGTTGAAGAAAAACGCGTAAGCATTAAGCATCAACTGAAATTCGTCACCCCTACCCCACGCGGGAAAGTTTCAGAAGAAGATACCACTGAAACGCCTATGTATGTCGGCAAGGGTGGCAAGCTGACTATTCTTCAGGAAGATCAAGGCCAATTATTTACGGTCGCTGGTCACCCTGACGGAAAATTAAAAGTCGCGCAGTAATAAAGCGCATTTATAAATCCAATATTAATAAGGATTAATTATTATGTCTCAATTAGACGGAACCGCAATTCAGCAAGTTAAAGACTTGGTTATTTCTGGATATCATCTTCGCGATATTGATGGCCTTGCTTGCCCTACTGCAATTCTTCCTGAAGGTGTTGGCATTGAAAGTCTGGAGCGCTTTAAGCTTGAGCGTTTCCGCTTCCGTGGCTGCATGGAAACAACCAGCATTGATGACTTCGTGCGTTACTCAGCTGGCTACGCCAATGCTGATGAGCCTGCCCGCTGTTTTATCGACGCGGATAACATGAGCGCCCGCGCTGTGTTCAACATCGGCACCCTTGAAGCCCCAGGGCACGCAGATAACGCTGCTGAGATCCAACTAAAAAAAACTGCACCATTCCGCGCGCTGCTGGCGATCGATGGCAAGCGCCTTAACCAGAAGCAGATTGCAGAGTGGTTGGAAGACTGGAGCGAGTTCCTTACCGCGTTTAGTGCTGACGGCAAGACTTTGACGATAGCGCAGGCCGCCAGCGCAGTTCGTCGCGTCAGTATTAAACAGATGCAGGAAGCGGATCATGAAGATGGTGATTTCAGCGGTAAAAAATCACTGATGCAAAGTGTTGAGGCTACCAGCAAAGAGGTCATGCCGGTTGCATTTGAATTTAAATGCGTCCCCTATGAAGGTCTGAGTGAGCGCCCGTTCAGCCTTCGCAATAGCCTTCTTAAAAGTGATGAGCCGTGCTTCACCCTTCGCATCGTTCAACTTGAAGCACAGGAAGAAGCTATCGCCAATGAATTCCGCAATCTGCTGATCGGTAAATTCGAAGGTAAACCAGTTGATACCTTTATTGGTAATTTTAAAGCCTGATTTTTAACTTAGTAATACAGCCTCAAATACCCCAGCAATGGGGTATTTGGTGAAGTATTGCCTAAACCGTGTGGAGAAGTATATATGTCATGGATTCAAACATTCACCGGGAAGCATTTTAATTATGCCAACCCAACAGTTGATAGTATCTGCATTGAAGATATTGCGCAGGCTTTATCGCATGAATGCCGCTTTGCCGGTCACCTGCCTGAATTCTATAGCGTGGCACAGCATTGCGTTTTAGTCAGCCAGATCGTACCTGCTAAATTCGCACTGGAAGCCTTATTGCATGATGCCCATGAAGCCTATTGCAAAGATATTCCATCACCACTGAAAAAGCTTATTCCGGATTACCGCGGGATTGAAAACAGTATTGATTTCGTGATCCGCCATAAGTTCGGGCTACCTCCGGCCCATAGCCAAGCTGTCAAGCATGCCGATCTGGTCCTGCTGGCGACCGAGCGCCGGGATCTTGATATCGATGACGCCGAGCCGTGGCCGATGCTTGCAGGCATCGCACCATCTGAAGTGATCCTGGTATGCCCTGTTAATCCGCTACAGGCCCGCACCATGTTTATGCAGCGGTTCTTGCAGCTCTCCGGCGTAAGGGGGTCCTGATGTTCGGTCTATTCCTCCTCGTCTGCTACACCTACCAGCCTTGCGACTATGTGCCCCAGGGCTGGGTGTACCCGGACCTCTCCAACTGCCTGGCGGATATCCACCAGCAGCAGCTGCCACCCCAGTATGAATGCCTGCCGGTTGACGGAGTAATTCCAGCGGCTGTGCAGGATCAGGGAGAAAGGGAATGAAAGAGCTCAACTTTGACCCATCCGATCCGGACAAAATGCAACTCCCCGTGGGTAAAACCTGTGGCGACTGCGGGCACATACGCCGTTGCAAAGCGATTTTCGGCCACGTCGAAACGGACACGTATTGCGATTGGTCCCCTTCTCGGGCGGCATTCCAAGCCATCGGCCAGCAAACCAAGGGGTAGATAGTGAAAATCAAAGAAACGAAAGTCTTGAGCCTTGAGGTAAGCGATGTTGAGCGGCTAGACCCGATCCGAGTCATAGCTGAGAACTATGAGCCAGGGCAAGGCCGCATCACTATCACCTGTTACGGCAAGGCATGGACTGCCGCCTGGTTTGCGATGGGGGGCGATACCGTCCAGACGTTTTTCCAGCGCGTCAGCAATGACTACCTGATCGGCAACTTCGCGCCGAATATGTCCAGCGAAGTTGATGATGATAACGACGTGAATGTCGAGTTTGTTAAGCGTGAAATCTGCAAGCTGCGGCGCGCCGGTGAAATAGACAACGCAAAAGCGCGGGAAATGTGGGAATCGGCAGAGTGCAGCGGAGACGTCAAAGAGGATTGCTGCTCATGGACACACGGATCAGTGCTTAATGAACTATTTGGTGATGACCCATGGTACGCCAGATGGCCCACCGTACCAAACCACAAATACACGCACTTAGAGCGCATTCTTGACGCCGCTCGCGAAGCATTGCGCATGTATGGCGCCAATAAGGAAGTAGAACATGTGTAACTACCAGGGGTATGAATTTGGCGGCGGCTATCTCGATAGCGTCTGTATAGAGGGTTATTTGTGGGATGCCGATAGCGGCGATGGTGACCTGTTAACTTTCGGTGGTGACCTCCCATGTCCGAGCTGTAACCGTGCTGCATGGATGGCTTATCACCGTGAAGACATTATCGGTATTGGCTATGAACTTGGCCTTGGCGGCAAGCCCCCGAAAGTCCTCATGTATGGAGGTTACCCGGCCGTGGTTCGTGCTGATAGTAAAGCCATGGGCAAAGCCAAGCGCTGGATCATGCGCGGCTGGTACTTGGGTAAAAAACATTGTGTTGGAGGTTACTGATGGGCATGAAAAGTGAAGGAGACACCATTACTTGTGATTGTGGCTTTTCGTTCCTGCGCGGCCACAGTGGCAAGCATGAATGTGCCGACGGTCTGCGGGCTAAATTGGCTGCCGCAGCGCGTCGGGAAGATAACCAGAAAGCCAGCATCGATGTTCTGTCGCAGCGAGTGAAAGATCTGGAAGCCGCGGCCATAGTTCCTGGTGTTCTGCGCTGTGCCAAGTGCGATTACGAGCTGATGAAAACCAACCTTTATTTCAACTCTGGAACGGTGGGCCCAGGCGATAGCGAGACTGAACCTTGTCCAAATGGGTGTGGCCCTCTCTGGCCAGTTACCTGGCACGCTTGGGCAATTACAGGGTTTGCGGAAGCTGCCAAAGCCGATCAGATTGCCAGCTCCACTACTCGAGGTTGTTGGCGGCGACCAGGTGCATGGCCGGGTAATGGCTAATGATATGCGTACAGCCTGCATTAGGGCCATTAAGCAGGCGGGCCATAAGGTCGAGGGGGGGTGATATGTCATCCGACACCAAGAAGTTCAAATGCCGCCGTTGTCGCCGGGTTTCCTCACGCGATCAGCTTATCGGTAAACGTAACAAGAGCGGATGGACAGATAATTGCTGTCCGAACTGCGGTTGCAAAACATTCACCTTAGTAGAGCCGGAGGTTGCATGACCATATCAACTATTAGCGAATGGAAAATAGACACGTCAGCAGGCGCGCCGATTTTGATGTACAAAAATTGCAGTGTGATTGAGTCAGAACAAGCCGAGTATGTTCTATCGTTAATCAGAAATGCAGAGCAGCCAGTGCTGGCTGTAAGGGAGGCGCAAAGTTTGGGGGGTATTCGTGTCGGAAACCTCCCGACAATGAATCAGGATGAGTACCCAGGATTGCCTGATTGGTGGGTGCAGTTACGTATAGGAACGGATGGTGATGAAGTTTTAGCACGCATCTACGGTTCAACGCCCCATGAGGCGATGATGCGCGCTCGTGCTATCGCCGCCCAGCCCGCACCATCGGTTATAGATGAGCGTGCAGCTTTCAGTGCCTGGAACAACGAAGATAATCTGCCAATCGCGGGTGTTCCTGCGAAAAACGCCGCATGGTTAGCATGGCAAGCACGCGCCACGCTCCAGTTGTCCAGCAACTCTCCGGTAATTCCGGATGGTTGGAAGCTGGTGCCGAACGAACCGACCACAAAGCAGTGGGCAGCTGGATACAAGGCTATGGATGGAGGGATCGATAAAGTCACCCTCGCATATAGAGCGATGGTGGAAGTTGCACCGTCCCCAGGAGGTGCAGATGACAGCCACGCCACAGCTACCTGATACGGCAATTGTGGATGACCTGATCGGCACGCTGGCT